TGAGGGCGTTATAGCCGACGGCAGTGTTTTGAGATGCCGTGTTTAGGCACAGCGCGCCAGTACCGATTGCGGTATTCCAATTTCCAGTTGCAGTACACAACAATGCCGAAGCACCGATTGCGATATTCGCTGCTCCGGTCGTTACGTTTAAACCCGCATTTGCACCTACAGCGGTGTTACTACCACCAGTTGCGCAAGCGAGCGTGCATCTACCAACCGCGGTGTTGTTGCTGGAGGTGGTGTTACAAATTAGCGTAGCAAAGCCAACAGCGGTATTAGACAATCCCGTCGTATTCGCCGCCAACGCACTCGCGCCAACTGCGGTGTTAGAGGCTACTGCACCTGCGCCTTTGCCGACGGTGAGACCGGAGATCAAACTTTCGGTGTTGACCGTAAATAGCGTGGTCGTCCACGTTCCGAGGTTTGTCGCACCGGAGTTAAATGAATATCCATCGCCCGTGCCGGGTGCGCGTAATTGCGGCGTTGCGGTGTCAAGCGAAATTACTTGAAAGTTGGCCATTGATTGTTACCTCATACCGGCGCGTAGGCCGTACCGTCGCTCGTCAAAACAGGGGCGACTACAACAAAAAGGGTTCCCGCCGCGTTTAGCACTTCCACATCGCAAATGTACATCGCGCCTTGCGAAGTCAGCACTTGCCACGGCGGCCCCGGAGCGGGGGGATACGATGGGCCGGTGGTATTACCCCAAGTGGGTATCATATTAGTCCCAGAAAACCGTGCAGTTGACCGTGCCGCCAATCGTGACCGTGAGTCCGGTGTTAAACCGTCCCGGCATGGCGTACCACGTTGCAGCCGACGGCACGAACGTGTCTACGATAGTGCTTACACCATCAGTGACTTTGATAGACGGGCCGCCGCTACATGAGGCGACAAAGATGCCCAGAATACCGCCCGTCCCGGTGTAAATCGTCGTCGTGGACGTAATATTGCGGTAGTTCTGCGCTTCTGTAACTGGATTGCTCATATTCTTGCCCTCCGGGGCGATCTTTCGTGTGCAGCCCACATATCGTTGAGGCTGACCTGATTCTGCGGGCCGACGATCAACGCCTTGGGTTCAAGTATCGTGGCAACTGTCGGCTCCTGTCGCCACGCTACGGCCATCATCCGAAAGGCATCGCTTGGGTGTGAAGTCCAATCGTGTCGGGGTGAAGCCCGAAATGCCTTTCTGTCCTCATCATACTCCCGTTGATACTGACGTAAAGCCTCTAACCCCTCAGCACACTTTACAGAGTTAAACCACACGCGGGGGAGCATCTGGCGCACCGCTTGGATACCGTCTTGTACTCCGATATCCGGGACAATGCTGAGTTTGGCGAAGCCCAGAGTGTCAGCGAGTTGCTCCACGATGCTCTTGCCTGTCTGCAAGGACTTGGCGCGTGCGTCGTGCGGGAGATGGTGCTTGCCATAGCGGTAGCGTTTACCCGCGACCACCTCGGCTATGGCGTGGATGTCCGCACCCGAGACGGCATAGAAGTCTATGACGCGGATTTCCCGCCCGATGACCTGATACCACCAGATTGCCGTGTCGTCGCGGTAGCCCAAGTCCCATGCCGTATGGACAGGGAACTCGGGATCGTATTCCACGGTGTCGGTGATCCTGCCCTCGTTGTCGGCAACGCGCATCTCTGTACCGTAAAAAGCACCGAGGATGGCTGCTTCAAATGAGCATTCGTACTCCTGTAGGTACTGATCCTCGGTCAATTGCGCCTTCGCGGTTGCTAACTCATTCGGAGGGAGTAAGCCGGACTGACTCGCAGGAAGGCGTAACAGGAACCAATCGTCAGGGCTGCGCTGGGCGGTTTCGTAGATTTCCCAAAACTGATTCTTGCCTTTTGGTGTACCGGCAAAGACCGCCCACCCTTGCTTGTCTGACAGGGCAGGGCGTATGACGTTCCCAAATACGCTCGGCTTAAAATCACCGTACTCGTCTAGGTAGATGCCGCTAAAGCCGAGGCCGCGCATCGCATCGGCGTTGTCGGCTCCGAACAGGCTGACCTTGACCCCATTTACGAGGGTCAGCGTCATCTGGCTTTCGTTTGCGTCTTGCGTCAAAGGTTGGGCGTAGTATTTGAAGTAGTCCCATGCGATCCGACGCGCTTGGTTCATGTAGGGGGCAACGTAGCCAAATAGCCCGTTCGGGCCTTGGTACATGATGGCAGCGCGGATGATGTCGTTGACGGCTGCGACCGTCTTGCCAGCGCGTCTGTGCGCGACCAGACAGCCCCATCGTTGTGTTCGGTCATGGAAAGGCAGGAAGGCGTGCCGAGGGTTGTACGGCAAGTCCACCTCTTTCACTTGGGTGCGCCCCACCGTATCACCCACTCCTGTGGGCCTCCATCCTTGCCGGTTGTCTCGGTGCGTGCCAGTTTCGGGACATGGTACTCAAGCATTGACGCAAAGCACTCAAAAGCAGCCTGTGGCCCCTTATCCGCTGCAATCTGATCTAGCCACTCTTGGAGTTTGTCCGAGTTACCATCCACGAAACGCGCTATCGCCTCTCTAGCGGCTTGTGTGGACTTATTAGGCGTACCTGCCTGTCGTCCTCCAGTTTTTTTGCCCTTCGCCATCTGTTTCGCTCTAGTTTAGATCACTAGTGAGACAATATCATGCTTTACGCGGCATATTCCGCATAGCCGCCGCAAGTTTCTTGCCTTTGTCGGCTTGGTTGAAGTCTTTGGCTACGCTTTGAGGGATGCCTACACGTTCTGCAAAGGCTTTGTCGTGGGCAGCAGCAGCCATGAAGCGGCGTTGCTTGTCGGAATGGCTCGGCATTACTTTTTCCTTACCGTAATTTCTTCTAACGGAATGTCATAAGACTTGAGCGGGAAGGTTTCGCGGCGTTGTTCGGGGGTCATGTGCCTTCGCGCCTGTACTGCTCGGGCCTCTACCTCCCCTAACAACCGCGCATATTGAGTGCCTTTATCGGGATACTTTGCAAGTTTAGCGTTGAGGTCTTGGTACTCGTTAAGTAACGTCTTGAGTTGTTCGTCCTTCTCCGCAAAATTACGGACTTTGTTTAGCGTGTCTGGGCGAGAAAGGTTTAACACTTTGTTTTCTGCAAGCGGATAACCTAACTCACGCATTTTGTTCGCAATCGCCATTTCCCGCATTGACCGCGAAAACGCTACGTCCTTTAACCTCGCCGGAATCGGTTTGTTCTTGAATTCGGCAAGGTTTCCGCCGCGTTCAAACCCTTCGCGCCGCTGAATTGCGTGTTGCATTTCGTGAAGGCCAGCCGACGCAAGTGCGTCCTCATCTGGCCCTCGCACAATCATTGCTTCGCCCAATACTTTTGGGCCTTCATCGGTTTGAATATGGGTGACTTCGTAAGACCCGCGTTGTCTCGGTTCTCGCAACCCAAACTGCTGTATTTTTGCGAGGTCGGGATAGGCTTCGGACATTTCGGGATGTTCTAGCGCAACGTTTGACAACCTTTGTTCTGACGGCGGCAAATGGGTAAACCGACCTTTTGCTCGGAGGTCACTAATTTCTTGCCGCCACTCCCCATCGGGTGCGCGAAATGTTCCGGTTTCTTTCCAAATGTCCTCGGGACTTACGCCCACGGCTTCCATTGCCGCAGCGCGATCAGCCTGTTTCTGGTTCCACGTTTTTGCGGTTTTGCCAATAAAAAGTTCAGAGCGGGTTGGGTCAAATCGTCCAAACAATTTGCCGAGGCGACCGCCGGGGATAGCACCCACCCCTGCCATTGCCATTCCTTCGGGGTCGTTAGCGCGTTTGGCGCGTTCTAGGTCACGCATTGCAAGGGCGGGGCCGATGACCGTCTGCCCCACAAACGGCAGCATACTTGCTCCCGTCTCTACGGCTACGTCAGCCAAGTCCTGCTCTTGTGGGTCTAACGACAATGCGCGTTCGGCGCGACCGCGTAGGTCTGCCCTGTCCCCCAGATATTTGAGGGCTGCTGCCACGGTTTCGCGGCGTACAGGCATTACTTACGCCCCCTCATCCATTCTTGCGCTTGTTGTTCTGTTTTTATCCCTAAAGCGTCAGGATTTTGCCCCGTTTTATCCATAAAATGCGTTTTCCAAAGCGTTGAATGCCCCGGCTTTTTTAACATCACGCCTTCATCCGTTTTGGATGACCAATGGTAACGATTCTGATCATACGGATCACGCTCCGGGCGTACTCCTGCTTTCCATGCGGTGATGTAATCGTAATCAGCGTTTGGCGATAGATCGGGTTCTTCCCCGTACTGAGTAACAAATTCCTTAAACCACGGTGTTTGACGTATTTCGCTTTCAATGCGTTGCCGATCAGAGTCAGCCGTCATCATCGGCTGCTCAACCTGCCGCCGCAAATTAGCCCTGTCCCCCATGTATTTAAGGGCGGCAGCAACCTGTTTGCGGCGCATCGGCATTACTCTAGCGTCTCCAGTTTGTATTTTAGGCTCGTCACCGCGTCCACTACCGCGTCATAGAGGTTTACGAGGTCGGTGTCTTTCGGCATCACGCCCTTCAGTTCGTCTAGAAACGATAGCAAGCCCTTGACGTAGGCTTTGGGGTTGCTGTGTTTGTGGAACTCAACGTCATAGCCCGTGATGATGCCGTACCGCCCCTGATAGGCTTCGGCGTATGCGTCTACAAGGTCTGGGATGCTTTCGTAGTATTTCTGTAGGGCTTTGTGTTCGGCGTAGGATTTAGTCGCAAGGTGCTGGAGGTGCGTGACCGTTGCGCTGTGCAGCATTGTGCCGACGAAAAGGGCTGCGTTTTTTTCGTGAGAAGCCATAATTCCCCCATTCGGGTTAGACTCACTTTAAGCAGTTAAGTTCATGGTTGCAAGCATGAAAATCACAGCCGATTACCTCGCTGAACAACAGAAACTTCACCAAAATCCGGCTTACGGGGTTGCTTCGTTGTCTTTCGCGCCAATTGTCGCCCAACTGATCCGCGACAATGGGTGGTTGTCTGTGTCGGACTACGGAGCGGGTAAAAAGCGTCTGCAAGAGGGTTTAGCAAAAGCGGGGGTTGAGGTGGATTACCGCCCGTATGACCCCGTTTTCCCCGAGTACGGCGAACCGCAACCGGCTGATCTTGTTTGCTGCATTGACGTTTTAGAACACATTGAGCCGGACTGCGTAGATGCGGTGTTGGACGACCTGCACAAGATCATGCCCAAGTTTGGGTTTTTTTCCATCCACACCGGGGCGGCAACCAAGGTGTTATCGGACGGCAGGAACGCCCACCTCATCCAGAAACCTGCGTCATGGTGGCTACAACGCCTCTGCCCGAGGTTTGAGATACATTACCTCCAAGCCCACAACATGATGGGTCAGGGGTTTTGGATGGTCGTCAGCGCAAATGCTCTTGCCGAATCTTCTGCTGATATCGCTCCACCAGCCCTCTAACGGTCGCCTCCGGGTCACGGGCTTCAAGCCATTCTCCTCGCGGTTCCCAGACCTGTTTAGCGAGTAGTTGATTGTCCGTTAACTTGCCGCTGGTAGATTTAATCTCCAACCAGCAAAGAAAGTACGTCCCGTCAGG